ACATATCCAAAAAATCCAAGTACTCCTGCGCCCAAGATATATTGGATAGTTTGTAGATCCATGTTAGTAAGTGCTAACTGAAGCAACGCAGTCGATCCGAGAATCAATGCAAAGATACCAATAGTTTGAAGTAATGCTTTTTGTTTCAACGACATTTTAGTTTCCCTTTTAAGTTAATATGTGTATTATAAACCCAAACTGATTTATTGTCAAGCCTCAAAGCCACGATTTTTGTGTTTGGGTTTACGATTGTAGGCAATCTTACTTTGCACAACCTTAGGTTTGAACGGCGTGTTTTCTTGGAAAAGCACACGGTGAGCCCTATGTTTGGGCTGTTCAATAGTGAAAGATAGGATTTGCTTTTTCATAACCCATAGTATAGCAGAATCCGTATTTATTGTCAACCGCCTCGGCCAGTGCTATAATGTGTACCCTTTGGGCCTTTTGAAACAAAAGTTCTACCATACAATTCACCTTGGTATTCGTCACTCTTGGCTACATATTTTAATACCAATTTGATTTTTCTGTCTAAACTGATACTAAGCAGACTTTGAGGTTTGAATTCAAGAACCTCAGCATCTACTGTTTGTCCATTGTCTACACAAGTGACCTTTGTTTTATCATCATACCTTATCATCGTCCTCTCCTAACACAGTTGAAATGTGTTTGACACTACGGATAGTAAAACTACGCCATTCTTTCTTTTCCAAATCAAACACTCGCATTGATGTGGTGCTTTCTTTCCTAGGTGCTTTACCTTCAACTACAGGTTTAACCTCTACTGGTGGCAGTAGTTCAGGTTGCAATGTGCATTTCATTACACGCTCAGTACCATCTTTTTTAGTAAAGGTTACTGTAACAGGATTAATGTGCAATACACCAGTCAACCATGATGCAAAAGAATTCCACTCAGTATCTGTCCAATGGGCAGTGATATTCATCCCTTTTCCTGTTCTTTCCAAGTTGTGAAAAAGTTCTGTATCTTCAATTCTTCATCCCAAGAACTACCATAATCATTGTCTTTATCACACAAAGCCAATGCTTCTTCCTTAGTAACAACACGATGAGACACAATTTGTTCCCCGATATGTTCTTGGCTAAATTCTTTAGCTTCGTTCATTGAAACAGTATCCAATGCCCATAGAGTTTTATCTTTACCGTACTTGTCTACACCAACAGGTACTTCTACCATATAGCGTTCACGGAATGTGCTGACACATTCAACAAGTACCCATTGTGTTGGTTCTTTCTTTTTCATAGTCCATGATCCGTCTTTGTTATCGATCCATTCAAGTGTATCGCCCTCTTTCCATCCTGCCTCTTGCATAAGGTCATCGGGAAATTCAAGTATAGCATCACCTGTTTCATTATCTTCTTTAACTTCTAGTGTCCAAGATTTGTTCATATTACCATCCTTATTAATCCAATTGTGTCAATCGTTGTTAGCAGTATATAGTTAGCAAGCATGCCAAAAGATTTCCTAGACCAAGAAGCCCAAGCATACAAGGCACAGCCAGTAATCCAAACAGGATAAAGAGCCAATAGCGGGGGATTAGGGACTGTGAATGCCATAGTAAGACTGCATCCAATACTAATAGCCCAAGCAAGCAACTCAATAAAAAAGCGAACTCGGTTAGACTTAAAATCATCTTTGATCCAGGAAAAGATACCGATTACTATATCGTTCATCCAAAATCCTGAGAATAATCTTCCATGATCGTATCTTCTTCCTGTTTTGCAATCACTTTACGCAATACTTCTTCAACCATTTGATTGAGAGTAATATCACGCTTGTGCGCTTCCATAAACAATTGCATCATCAAATGATCATCCAATTCTAACGGGACTTGCACACGCTTATCAAACTTTTCGCCATTAAACATAGCCAGTGCCTTTTCAAGGAAATCTTCTTCTACTTCCAAATCAATCCACTTAACATCATCCCATGCTTGATTAGGATCTACATTGCGTTGTTTTGATTCGGCAATGTAAGCATCACTATAGTCTGAATTCATCCAACGATATGGACTTTTATCTTCCGTCCATGCCTCAGAGTTAATTGAGACTTCCGCAGAATAGACTATTTGGTTAACAGTACTATACACTACCGATAGGTGAGCATAATCACTTTCATAATCTAGGTATCGTGCATCAGGATAGCATTGCCATTGATACTCGCTACCACCAGTAATTCGGTGATCGGTAATTTCGTTAATCTGACTTAGATTCATGTTTCAACTCCATATAAGGTTCAATTGTGTTATTATATATCTGTTCCATTGTTTTGTAAAGCATTTTGGCATCCTGCTCAGTCATGCCTGCTGTCCAATTTGGTTCAGCAAGTTCTTTCCGTAACCCATAATCATGTCGGTATGTGTAACACATATCGGTGATAATTTCTTCTTTTGATTTCATCTTTGCCTTATTTTTCTACATTCATTAATTACAAAATCAGGGTATTGATTTTGTGCTCCTAACACTTGTGTACAATTAAAAGTAACTGTTATTTCATCCGAATCATCATATTCCTGATGCATAAAAAACCCATACACCAACATAAAGGCAAAAATTATGCACATTATTAAAAATATAGGATGTATCAAATCAGCCAATCTATTTGGACTAGGAAATCTGTTCATATATAGCAATCTACTAATGTACCAATATAAAATTGATATCTATAATTGTTGTAGTCTGTGCGATTTTTTAAATTTTCATATTGGTGCATTTCTTCTAAATTTTTACGGAGTTCACGTTCCTCTTCCAATCTCTTTTGTTCAGTATACTTGATTCTTTTCCAATCATAATATTCATCTACCCTGTCATAATGTTTGTTGAATATTTCTTTACGCAATTCAAGTTCATGCTTGTGGCGTAAGGTGTAATCTAACAATGGGGTTGGTGTACTTACAGTGGATTTTACATTAACGCTCATTCGTCCTCCATTTTGTTATTTTCGTAGTCCCAGTGCCGACTGTCATAAAAATTAAAGTGTATATTGTAGCCAAATATACCTAACCCAATATATAAGCCTGCATGGCTTTGTCTAACAGTCCAATTAAACATAAAGGACACTATAGTTGCGTCTTTATAGACCTCTAGTTCAATAAACTTATTTTTAAATACAGTAGACCAAGTTTTAGACCAAAGGTTTTTAAACTCTACGTCAAATGGATGTGAAATATTAAATCTAAGGTCAATCATAAAAATATTTAAAAATTATTATAACACATACTACTAGTATAAAGATAGTGCTTTCGGTAAAATACATTATTCTTCAATTTCCTCTATTGCTATTGGTTTGTCAGGAATATTTTCAGTGTCGCCGTCTTGTGCATATACAAATCCCAAATTCAACATCTTTTGCTCTTCGGAATAGGTACAATGAGGACGGAACACAAACAGCCGTAGAGTAAGATTATCTCGGCTGTAGTAGATCCTATACCGAACTTGTTCCACACCCAAAGTGTCAGCTAGTTCCTGCAATGTGAATGCGTCAGACCAATCCTCAGTTACACTGGTGCGAGTCTTTTCAAAGTAAAAATCCTGCATACGCGGTATGGCCGCTGCCTTGGCGGCCGCTAGCTTTTGCTCACACCATGCAATCTTGTGGTCCAGCATTTCTGTTGTGATTTCGTTGGTCATTCTTCAACTCCGAAATGTTGTTTAATCAAATCACCCTGTGTCTTACCACCTTCAGCAAGAATCCAATCAACTTGGTTAGCACATTCCTGCACAATCAAATCGGCGAACTTTTTACATTCTGGCATCTCCCAGTGTCCAATACCAAACATATCTTTTTCATACCCAGCCTGTTCAGCAAGGTCTTTAATTCGTTCGTTCATTACTTTACTCCAAATGTATTCAGTGCTGGACGCAATGTGTTAATCAATTCAGTCTCGCGGGCATGAGCAGGGCGCTTGCCACGTACAATCTCAACGACACCAAATACGAAACTGTCGGCACCTTGTTCACGCAAGGCACGTGACAAACCCCAATCTTTGTTCTCAGTCAAGGCACGTTGCATATGCTTTTGCATACGACGGCGTAATGTACGAAATACATTGCCCTTGAATGACACCGCAGTCAGACCGATGTAGTACTCAAGTGTTACAACATCTTGAATGTAGTAAATCACTTGATTACGGTCTGTTCTGCGTTTGCGGTTGATTTTTGAGTTCATAAATGTATTATATACCCAATTTGATTTATTGTCAAGTTTTGAGTATATAATACTTTTAGTCTACTTTTGCAAATCCCATGAACATTTCTGTGTCATACCAAGCGACTGCTTTAGTATTCATTTCATAGACAAGCACAGGGTATGCTTCTGTATTAACTTTATCAAAAGTAACAAGTTTCTCAAATTGAGATTGAGATTGATCTTCATCAGACTGGTCCTCAAAAGTGATGTACGCTTTGTTAGTGTTCACAAACATATCGATATTGTAAGACATAATTGGCCCTTTCAAGTGAATAAGATGCTATTGTATACCCAATTTGATTTACTGTCAACAATGAATTTTTATCATTGCTTGAAGCAATTCGCTTGCCTTGGTAAGATTAAAGTTCTCTTGTCTATAGTGCCATTTTTTCTTTCTCTCAGCAATATCAAGTAGGTCCATAAGTGAATACTTTTCGTTTAAATTTTTAGTACTCATAAGCATTTTGCTCATGTCGTAAATATCAAAACTATATTCTACCCATTTTAAAGTACTATTGATTTTGCGTCTGTTTGCTTTCATCTCACCTGTCACAGGTGTGTACTTAATTCTATACGCTTGCACTTTGTTCATAGTCACCTCTCTATAGAAAGCCTATTCTATAGCCAAAATGATTTATTGTCAAGCGACTAAGTTAGTTAGTACTAACTAGGGATAATTTCGATAGTCATGTGTCAGAGTGCGTGGCCGAAAAAAGAATTGGTCCTAACGAACCTATACGAAAAATGAATACTATAGTTTTCAAAAAAGGTAATACTGGAGTATTACTTTTCTAACACATTGTTTACTTAATGTTTAGATTTATGATCCATGTAGGATAATGCTTCGCTCAGTATCCCTGTTTGTCTAGTGTATGCATCATGTTCCCACGGCAGGTTAGTGTATTCTTCATAGGTCATGTCATCCGGCAATTTGTTTGTGATGAAGATGCCATGCCAATAGCATTTTCCGTCTCTTGTAATCTTCAATGTACCTTTGTGTTTTTGATGTACATGAATCAATTCATGTGCTAGTATTTTTGGTATTGTGTCGAAAGGTAGATCGTAATTTATCCCTATACGATTGATGCGATACATGTCAATGCCTCCATATACATTCTCTCCTAAGTCATACAAGCAGACTTCTAGTAGTTCAGGTAACTCAATGATAGTGGCTATGGCCTTAGCAAACGCATCTATGATAGATTCGTGTTTGTAGCTATGTTGATTGTTTTGATAGAAATATCTAATGACCACAATTTATTTAATAAGTTCAATAGTCTCTTGCTGTGGCCTAGTATATTCGTAATTTATAGTGTCTAAGTTTTCACGGAACACAATTGCTCCATTACGCAAATGAAAGCGTCTTGCCACTTCTGTCTTAGGACTTAATGTTACAAATCTAGTGACGCTAGGGTAATCACGTTGGATACCCTTTACTGCTTCAACTAACAACTGTTGACCTTTACCATTCTTGTAACTCCAAATAGTATAGAATACTGCGGTTGTGGGTACAATTGCGGTAGTCTTTAGATCATTGGTGTTTTCTGGAACAAAATCATGGAAGCTAACACAAACCATTGCATCTGGTTTTTCTTCATTAACCAAGGCTGCTACCATTCTTCCATTACTTACTCTAAAATCTGTCGGTATCTCAGGGCGTACCGGGTCATCTTTTATGAATTCTAGTAGTTTGTCTGTGAGGTCTTTGATGAAGTGCAACATAATATGTGTATTTATACGATGTGTATAAAATACATATATTATGCACTATAAATCTTAGCCAATGATTTCTCAACCAGTCGCTGTCTTTCTTGTTTGCTTTTAGCACCTAATATTGTTATGTTATACAACTGGTTGTTAGACTTAACTAATAATGTAATACAGAATCCGGCTGCGCTAGTGAACCCGGTCTTGATTGTGATTATCCCTTCACGACCAAAATAGCTACTAGTAGGGTTATTGGCTACTACTTGCGGTTTGCGCTTTGGTTCTTTGATTGGCTTTTTTCGTTTTTTAGTTTCTATAGGAGCAAAGGTGCGTTGAGATTGTGCCGCTGATTGTACTATGTCAAATTCGCTTACCGCTTTGGTTAATGTTATTATATCCCCAATAGTGCTATAGTTCATGGGACTTAACCCGGTTGGTTCAACGAATCCAGAATGCATCATGCTCAACTCTTTTGCGTATTCATTCATCTTGGTGACAAATCCTACTCTACCATTGGGGTAGTTTTCTGATAAAGTGATTGCGGCTATATTATCACTACTAATCAGTGATAAATTAATCAATTCCAATCTAGTAAGAATCATACCTTTACTGAGTTTAGTATTAGGTGTTTTGTTGCTACGGACTGTTAGTTTTTCTGTTAGATTTTGTTTTGATTTTAGTACTGTATAGACAGTCATCAATTTGCTTATACTAGCAATGCTGACTTCCTCACAATCTAAGGACCCATTTAACACTGTGTCACTGGTTATATTATACAACACCGTATTAGGTTGGGCTAAGCCAATCAATGGGAAAAATAGTAATATTACAATTATCTTAAGCATAGAATATTTATTATATAAAAAATACATTAAAATAGCAATACAATAGGACACAATAAATATGGAAATGACATTACTTGAACTTGACCAAAAGGCTAAGTACCACTACAGTAGATTAGAATTACAAGAGGCAATGATGTGCTATGCACAGGCATTTACTGAGTACCCTAATTTAGGACTAGCATATAATAATTACGGCAATATCATGCGTGAGATGGGATACCCTGAACGTGCATATAGATTCTTGCAAACTGCTATTGATATCAGTGATGAAGATAGGATAGCACCATTCAATTTAGCAATAGCATATCTAATTGCAGGTGATCTTACAAAAGGTTGGGAGCAGTTTGAAACTAGGTGGCGTTTTAAAAACCATGAGCATACATTAAATTGGACTACTCAACCTAGATGGGAAGGTCAGGATCTTACAGATAAAATATTGTTAGTGACCTGTGAAGAAGGTGATGGAGATAACATACAGTTTATTAGATTTGTCAATCAACTTAGAGGGACAATAATAATTCAAACTGAGCCTCAACTTAAAAAACTTTTTAAAGAATCATTTAACCATCTAGTAATAGACAATACTGAACCTATCCCGTATTTTGATTACTGGGTACCCATACTGAGTTTACCTAGGATTCTAAATGTAACTTATGGCAACCTAATATCAAAAACCCCATATCTCAAACCAAACAAGAAATCAATTAATGAGTGGAAGAAAAGAATGGACAATGGTAAGATACGAGTAGGTGTAAGTTGGAGGGGAAGAACTAAGAACTATCCATTTGAATATCTTTTTAAATTGATGCGAGAGAATAGTAATTATGAATGGGTCAACTTACAAGCACTGTGTACGGTTGATGAAATCAATCAACTGCAAAGCATAGGGGTAAAAGATTATTTTAGCAACATTACTAATTGGCATGACACTGCCGGATTGATTAGTAATTTAGATTTTGTGATTACGATTGACACAGGGTTAGCACATTTAGTTGGTGCTTTAAATAAGCCATGCTTGTTACTATTAGATAGATATAAAACATGCTGGAGATGGTTATTAAATCGCAATGATAGTCCTTGGTACCCATCATTAACATTAATTAGACAAACACAAGTAGATGGATATGATGAACAACTAATGACTGTTCAAAATCATATAGCCAAAAAAATAGGGGCCGAAGCCCCTATAAGTTCTACATAGTAGGTCCGTTGCCAGATTTAAATCCTACTTCGCCGCCCTCGTCTTTGATTCGCTTGTATACATCTTCTAATAAGATAGGTCTAAAGTCTGTTTGTTCTACACATACGCAATGATATCTTGTATCAATTTCATCGCTGTACAAGATAGTACCAGTTTTAACATCATATCCACAAGGCTTTTTAACACGGTTAGTGTGCAAATGACCATGAATGTTGACACCAAAACGACCCAAACTTTCTTCATGTACTGGGATGTGACTTAATATCATACCGTTCATAACATGATAAGCCCTCAATTCACGGAAGTGTTCACGATATTCCGTGTCACGGAAAATATCATGGTTACCACGAATCAAGACCTTGTCACCGTTCAAACGATGCATGATGCTCAAAGCCTTGCGGTTGATAACTACATCACCCAAGTGATATACCTTATCATTTGGACGAACCGTTTCGTTCCAACGCTTGACCATTTCCTCATCCATTTCAGCTGGATCAGTCCATGGGCGTATCTTTGTCACTCCGTCTGATTCTGTGAATCGGCATACACCGGTATGACCGAAGTGAGTGTCCGACACTAAAAACACTGCTGGCATTATACTCTCCAAATTTCTTTAAAGCCTTCTCCAAGGGTAGGCTCTTCCCAATTATCAATCATACCTTGTACTACTTCCCAAGGAACTTCTTTGCCCGGGCGATTAGCTAATCTACTTTTCAATTCATCCATTTCGGGCACTTTGAAAACAACCGCAATATGTTCATATTGTGATGGCAACAATGTGTTGAACTTTCTAGCACGGCTTTTTACAGTAGTGCTAGTTTGGTCCCAGATAAAATCTAAACGGTTAGCTTGACAAGTCAACGCATGATTAGCCATCAAACGAACTGCGATAGGCATGTAATCTTCAAACACCTCGGTGTATGTTTTACCTTGACGATGTGCTTCCATTTCAACATACATATCAGTGCCAACAACAGTCAAGCCCAAAGCCCAGATTTGATTCTTGATCCAAGTACTTTTACCTGCACACGGTACACCAACTAATTGATAACACTTGTTCATTAAATATCACCTTTATAGTTTTTGGGTACAATTAACCCACTATCTAAAACTATCCCATTGATTGTGTGGGCTTCATTTTCATCATACGTCAATCCTAACACACTCATCATTTTGTGTTTGACCAACAAGTTAGGACTACGATAATCTTCGGTATCATCAAAGCCCATCATTATACCAACCTCTACTACTGCACCACTACGACATACACCAGCAACACAATGCACAATCACATTACTGCGATTAAGCAATGCTTGCTTTAGTAGTACAACCAAACTCTTTGCTTGGTCATCGTTGATTTTCATTTCTGGTTCAATGCATGTATCTTTTTCTTCCAAGTCCAAGAACTGAAATTGATGAACATTATTGAACTTGAATTTTGGTTCGGGGAACTCCATGCCAGTGTCAACAATTTGAATCAACAGGTTGTTGGGGCCTGGATCGTAGTGTCTTCCTTTTATGATATCGCTAAGTGCTACATTTTGAATCCACGGCATATTATTCTCCGAAATTAAATTCTCTGACCCATTCAAACTGAGTACTTGCAGGCACCCACTTGAAGGTCATCTTCTTACGCTCAGGTACACCTACATCAGTAGTAATGCATACCCAACCTTTATCTTTACTGAAGCCAACGGTCTCGGTGACGCGGACGACTTCAACGATTTTGTCTTGAAATTTTGCGTACACACTCATAATGACTCCTTTTAATAGAAGTATTATAAACTATTTGGGAATTATTGTCAAGCGCAAAAGAACACCCTAGATGCGCTAAAAAGTATTAATATTAAATAAAGAACGAGGAGTGTGTAAACTCAATAATATGCGGTGTTTTGCTAGGGTGTTTTTATAAAGATTCTATATCTTTTTCACTTACAGAGCCAGTCTTATCGGCTGGGTGTGATATAGAACACTTATAAAAACAGACACTAGGTGTCTGTCTACTACTATTTAGCTTAAGCTAGGTCGTAGCGATCCTTCATAACGGTCTTCAACATGATTGCTTCTGGTGAGAAGTCATCCATGTTACCAGAAAGAATACCTTGTGCAACTGCTGGGCTAAATCCTGAGACTAGCGCAACACCACTCTTGTTAAACTTAACTGGTGCGTTACCGTATGCGGCGTTCAAGTTCCAGAATACGACCTTTGGAAGTTCGTAGCCTGCGGCTTGATACTTACGTGCAATCATTTCAATAGCGGAGTCATCGTGAGATACTCCGGCATCAAATTGCATGTCAGAGAAGATAACGATTGTCCCTGGCATTTCTGCTTGAGGAACATTGTTATCAACTGCTGTCTTAAGCACCAAATCAAATGCCTTGTTCAAGTCGGTGTTAGCGACTTCACCAGTGTTCATTTGATCAATCTTTTGATTGATGTTACCCTGTAGAGTAACCAGCTTTGGAGTACGACTGAAAGTTAGGAACGTGTCCTTGAACTTACCAGTGTTCTTGTCTGCAAAGTACAATCCCAATGAGATTGCAACATCCAAACAAGACAAAGTACTCTTGCTACCATGACCACCGGCAAGACAAGTCATAGAACCAGAACTGTCAACCATTGGCAACACGTTACTGTCCCCGATGAAGTTTGGCAATGCATCCCATTGGGCTTGCAATGCATCCAATTCAGTCTTAGTCATAGAACTACGGCTGTACTTGTTGATAGCACCCTTCAATACATCGTAGGGGAATACTGCACCTGCGTTAATTTTAACACCGGCTTCACCCTTAACTAACTTAGTTACATATTCAGCATAGGTTGTACCATGACGACCAAATGCCTTCTTGTAACGTGCATGTGCCACTGAAGGAACATGACTATAGTTGATGTTGTCCCAATCGTTAGAACACATTTGTGTTTCAACAACATTGGTTAATGCAACAAGGCTCTTACGATATTGCTTTGGAGTCATTCCAAAGAATTCACGAATTTCACGTGCAACATCGCCCTTACGTGGAGTCCACTTTGCAGCCAATCCATTACGGTTACGTAATGCATCACCTAACATAGAGTATGCTTGTGCCTTAAGAGTCTTAGTCTTAAACACTAGCAAGTCATCGTAACGACCTAATTCAGGAACCTTAACCAATAGACGGCTGGCATCTTCTGGGTTGGTTAGTTCCAAGTGAACTAGTACTTGACGGAACAATTCACGTTCGCCGGATCCACCACGTGCATCACGTGCCCATTGGACAATACGTAATGCTAGGTCAGAGTTTTCAACATAAGCCGCAGTGAATGCGGGTATGATGTTCTTACCACGGCTTGCACCGATGTTATAGAACAAGTCAACGCAAGCATTTGCGGTTGACTTACGTGCCTTCATACCGTTAGTGGTACGGGCTTCTTGGTTAGCTACTGCTTCTACAAATGTTGACATATTGTACTCCTTCCGTGTGTGTTATGCAACAGGATGCGCTTTGGTTTCATTTATAGGTGAAATTTAAAGTTGCTGAATGCATCCTAAAAAAGTATTATATCAGAATATTGATATAATGTAAATCTGTTTTGGGTAAACGGGATGTTCGGGACAGTAAAGTTTATTTTCTGGTCTACCAAGTCCCCGGTATATCGGTTCAGTCCCATAGACCCTATCAATGATTCTCATTGACTATCTAGTCTTGCGTCTGCACTAGCATCATATATGTCTTTCCATAAGTCGGCAGTTCTATCAATGCTAGGTTTCCCTAGTAAAGCCTTCTCAGGGGCCATCTTCTACTGCATTAATGAGTTTCGTTAATGTTTAACTTGCTGAACACATCCCATAATGAATGAAAGCAGGATCGTTGTTGACTGCTTTTATTTTACACAGGCCATCACTCTGTGCTTACTAGTCCTGCTTAAATAGTTCCCTTCAACGCTCGGTGGTTTTACGCACTCTGCTCCAACAACTACCACGGTGTCTAGTTTTCCATAGTATATATGAATTGCTGTACCGATCCTAAAACTGTTTGTTAATTTCTTAACATGTGTGTATTATATACTGTTTTCAATTTGCCGTCAATGACTTTTGGGCAAACTCTTTGGTGGAAGTGGTGAGATTCGAACTCACGGAACACGTTAGCATTCGCTGGTTTTCAAGACCAGTTCCTTAAACCGCTCGGACACACTTCCTTATTGGTGGAGGATAACAGAATCGAACTGTTACGAAGACCTTGCAAAGGTCCCAGGCTCCCATTACATCAATCCCCCAATTTATCTTTCGATTTTTTTAAGACGTTTAAGATACTCACGTCCTATTAAACCTTCTTCAATCTCAGTCAATGCGGTCACTGTGGGACCAGCTTTGACATTAAGTTTAGCACGATGCCCACTTTTTAATTCACGCACCCGTTGACTTGCAATAAGAATTAAGTCATACCGATTACCAACTGCCTGTACGGCTTTTTCACTACTGATACGTGGCATATTTTTCTTTCTTTAATTTGGAGCGGGATATCGGATTCGAACCGATGACATTTTCGTTGGCAACGAAACATTCTACCACTGAATTAATCCCGCATTATCTCTGGTACATCCTGACGGGCTCGAACCGCCGACATTCGCCGTGTAAAGGCGACACTCTACCAACTGAGTTAAGGATGCATTATTCTTTTCTATAAAACTCAACATTAGTTTTTGTTTTCATGTATTGTACACTATTTACTCTTTTAAGTCTACTATTTATTTCACCAAAAATATCAAAGCCATCATCTTGCCAAACAACATAACGATTCATATCTACGTCACTCGGGACAAAACGAACAGGTTCATTTACCAGAACAAGATATCCCCCAACCTTTAAATTGTTGTAAATGATATCAATTTCCGTCTTTGGGTCTTGTACATGTTGCAATACGAATGTACTAATACAAACATCAACAGTATTCGGCATGTTATATGAATTCATTGATTTGAATTTTTTAGGTTTAGCCACATAAAGAGTAGCAAATGTAAGCATACCATTGCTTATATCTGTGCCAATTACATTGCAATCAAAGGTCTCAATGAGTTTTTTACTAACACGACCCATGCCACACCCAAAGTCTAATACAATTGATTCAGAACTAATGATTTTTTGTTTAGCAATTGTATCGACCAAAAAGTTTGTTTCATTCTCAAACTTCTTAGGGTTGTCCGGATCAGGAGTTAATACTACATCCTTTGCATGTTCAAAAGTAGTTACATCAAAAACTTCTTTGATATACGGCATTTACTTTCCTTGACCACGATACTTTTTGAAAGTGCGTCTAAGAGTTTTGTTCATTGAACTAGTTTTTGCACGACCACCTTGACAGGTGCGTTTAACTACTGTTTTGCGATCTTTTACGCCTGCTAATTTAGCCATTATTGTGTCCTTTGAATTAAGTGATAACCGAATTGTGTTTGTACAGGTTGACTTAACCCGCCAACGTCCAATCCAAATGTAGCATCTTCAAATGGTTTGACCATTTGACCACGGCCGAATAGACCTAGATCGCCGCCATTTTGACCACTTGGACACTTGCTGAATTGTTTTGCTAGTACGCTGAAATCTTCACCATTGTTTTTAACTTTGATGTATAGATCCATTGCGTCACTTAATGATTCAACTAGAATATGTTTTGCTCTTACTTGCATTTTCTTCCTTTAAAATTCTTGGTCTCCGATGAGAGATTTGAACTCCCGCGATATGGTCCCAAACCATAGATGCTACCAGGCTACATCAATCGGAGATACTGTTACTTAATTGGTTGCGGGTGAAGGATTCGAACCTCCGACTTCTAGGTTATGAGCCTAGCGGTCTGACCACTGACGTAACCCGCGATATATTTATTTGTCACTAATTGGTGCCTGATAAAAGATTTGAACTTTTGACCTCTACTATGTCACAGTAGCATTCTACCGCTGAACTAATCAAGCATCTATCTTGTTTACTCCTGCATATGCAGGTTCTTTCTTGTATGTAGTTTCTTTTTCCATAACTACCATACTGTCATAAAAACTAATACTTTTCAAATCATTTACCACTGGAGTATAAGGTTCATTCATCCATGTTAGATTCACATCATGTACAAATCTTCCAGCTATTGATATAAAATTTAATGGACTTGTGATACCACCTGAGTATTCTTTATTATATGCAGTATGCGTATCTTCAATTACATATACACCATTATTCTTTAACTGCGGAAATAAAATACTAAAACTGTTTAGTACGTCCATTTGAGCGTGACTGCCATCATCGATGATAACATCAGGTTGACCTATTCTGTTAAGAACATTCATCCAAAAGTTACCATCACTTTGATTCCCACAATATGTTTCAATCTGAGGTTCTTCATACAAAGAACGAGGATCAATGTCTACTCCTACTATTCTAACTTTATCACCAAAGTACTTTTTCCATACTTGTAGTGAACCACCATTGCTGATTCCTATTTCTAAAAGAGTGAATTCTTGTCCTACAAATTTTCCTAGATATCGTTCATAAACATCAAAATAATGTTTCCACTTACCTGTAAACTTGTCGTTATGTTGTTCAAATATTGTTTGTAATTTCATTACAATATTTAATGACTAAAGCTGATGCCAATATTTTTGTTGAAGGTAATAAGCCTACGGGGTGAAGCCCACGATGTACTAACTATTAAACTTTACGGAACTCTACCTTCATGCCGTCAGCTACATTAAATGTGTTAAGAAGTCCGGCTTCTTTATCAGCATTTATTTGAGGCCAATACCATGTTGGTTCGTACTTGTCAGAATCTAATGTTACCGTTTTATAAAGTTTATCGTTTATAAAAATTTTAAGTTGTTTTGCTTGTGTTGCCATAGTAACATTATTTATCAAAAATTTTGGTGCCCGATACCGATATCTAGTAAGGTTTTTGTATTAAAAAACTTTGATTCTCTAAAGGCTCTAATGTCACTGCACGTAATTTCCAGTCATTAATAACAACAAATTCGTGAACTGCACTCATAACACCATAAGAAAAAACATTTGATACTCCTACTTGAAAATAGTCGTGTCCAGAAATAAACCCCCCGGATTTTATTTTTTTAGAAAATGCATTAAGTTCCGCTTTAGTTACTTCATATGAATGGTCAGTATCAATATATATAAAATCAAAATATTCATCCTGAAACAACTTTGAACTTTCTACAGAATCTGTTTTATGAATTTCTACATTATCTAAATTACCAAATCTTTCAGTTACTGCAGGCAGTTGATAATCATGTACAAAGTTATCTATTAGATGCAACTTTTTAGGTTTGGTAATGTCATATATCTGTTCAGCAAACCTGCCGCGGTCTACACCTAATTCTGCAACAATTGCATTTTTTGGAAACATTGATAACAATGTTAATCGGTCTAAAACAGCAGTGCAGTTACTAACATGTTGTGGTTCAAGGAACCTTAATGTCTTAATAGAATCAAAAATATGTTGATCTGCTTTATTATCAAATAACTTACTTAAGTATTTGTCAAAAAAATCATCAATGTCATCTATTGGTACTGATTTAAATTCTTGAGTTTTCTTTTTAAAAGAATCAATATATAAATTGAGATTTATTTTTAATTCTTTTAAAAATTCTTCTGCACTTTGTTCCATACATAGTCCTTATAAATGGTGCGAGTGGCCGGAATCGAACCGGCACGCCCCTTTCGGAAGCGAGAGATTTTAAGTCTCTTGTGTCTACCTATTTCACCACACTCGCATTTGGTGCCCCAGGGGAGACTCGAACTCCCAAAATTTGGCTTCTAAGACCAACACGTATACCAATTCCGTCACCAGGGCATTAACTATCAAAGACATATTATATAGTTATTCTATATAAACGTCAACAACTTTTATATCCACATAATCAGATTTAACTTATAAAGTTTTTTAGAACACTTAAAGATTCGTCCCAATTATATCTACGATATTCTTTTATAGAACCAAATGTCAAACTAACACATATTCTATGTTCATTGCCAGTATGAATATTATGCGGGACACCTGCTTGGACCATACTAGGAAATTTAACTGGCTGTGAGTGAATCAAATCTACTTCATTTCTATCAAAACTTACATAAAGATTTGACAAACTCTTATCAGTACTAATTAATCCACTTGCTACTGTTTTACTACGCAATGCATCATGCTCTTTAGGCGTATACCAATTCATGGTACTTCCTTCACCGTAGTATACCCAATTAATTTTAGTGAAGTCACTCAATACAACTTCAGTAAGACTAAGTTGATCAACATGAATTAATGATTGAACGTTTGGTGGCAAGTAAAAAACTTCAAATGCACCTATACCCATATCTTGATTTATTGAAAGAAAGAAATCAAGGAATTCTTTATTAAGATGTGATTCATCAATATTAGAATGTTGACTTTTCGTATACGGTGAAAAATCAGTACCTAGCTTAAACGGAGGTAAATCAAATTTTAAATCTAAACAATACTGATCCATATAAACCCTTTATACATTCTGGAGCGGGGTAGGAGAATCGAACTCCTCGCTTTAGCTTGGAAGGCTAAGGTATTACCACTATACGAACCCCGCATAAATACTTTTTTATGTAAACAATATTTACTCTATAATTATTGGATAAAAAAATTATTAAACTTTTTACATGCTAAACTTACATTTACACGACAACGGTTGGACTATATTTTTACAAGACATTAATCTTGCTGAAGTTTCAGATAAAGAATTATCTCTTATCTCACACTTACTAAGAACGTATCCCTTAATTATCGCCCGTAATCAACAACTTTCTATCAAAGAAGAAGTATCCATTATAAAAAAATTCCCTACCTGGCAATGGCCTTTGTCACCAACGCATGGTGACACATTTGTTGCTGAAAATTATAATTTTCTAGTAGAACAGTCTGAAGGGTACTTACTCAAAGTAACTGAAAGTGGTATATTTGGAAACTCAGAAGGCTTAGATTGGCACACAGACAATCCAAGTTTACACAAAAATAAAACAATATCCTACCTGTATTCAGTCAAAGGATCTATCGGATCATTGACAACGTTTAATAACAGTAGTTTAGCATTTCAAGAAATGGAAGAAAAAGAAAAAATATTAAAGTTAAAATGTATAACAGCCGGGGGAGACGTTATACTAGTTGTTAACGAATACGGTTTCTTTTTCCCTTTTAGGCAAATAGATAAACTTGAAAATGAAGATCATTCTCTAATAGAGAATATCGGTGCCCATATCACAAATGAAAAATATTGTTATCACCATGCATGGCATGACGGAGATGTAATCTTGTCAAACCAAACAAGTAGCATACATAAAAGATGGCCATTCAAAAATATGGCCGAAAGAGTCTTACATAAGTCTATAATGGGATTTATGTAATTTTGGTGCGCTCGGAGGGAATCGAACCCCCACTCAAGGGATTATGAGTCCCCTGCTTTAACCGTTAAGCTACAAGCGCAACATGTCTCTATTATATAGCATCTGTTGATACTTGTCAAATATTCTGGTACCCCTGCCGGGAGTCGAACCCAGATGAACCAATTATCTGTTGCTTACGGGATATAAATCCGCCGTTTTACCGTTAAACTACAGGGGCATAACAGGATCGTTTTTCTTTTTTAGACATAAAAAGTTTTTTGGTTGCTGAACCGATCCTAAAATCTATAAATACAGTATGTCCAATAAGAACAATTATCGGTTACTGTACAAACTACTATCCAATGAACCTTTTGTGGAACATAGTAGTCATTGTTTACCTAATGAATTTGCAATAGATGAAATTCTAATACAAAAAATAGTTGTTGACGGACAATCTGTTGAAGTAAAAGAAAAACCTTTTACACCTGCTGGTCCTGAATTCAACACTTTTAAATGATTGGCGTCCCCTGAGGGACTCGAACCCCCACGAACGGTTTTGGAGACCGTCATGCTGCCATTACACCAAGGAGACATATTAAATTTGTAAGTAGTTGCTCCCTGTATTATAGCAACCATTCACCCTATGCTAAAGCCGGCCGGGAATTTGGTACGTCACTTGGGATTCATCCAGCTGATACGCCGTCATGTATACCGGTCCCACTCAAGCGACCAGCCGGGCATCGAACCCGCAACCTTCTACTATACAGCACCTTCGAAGAATACTGGATAGCGTGATTTCACTTGCTAACACTTACAAAACTTGGTGGGTGTTGATGGTAACGCTCCACGAACCCGACTTCCCATCTCTTAAGGTAACGGTTTTACAGACCGCCGACGGGGGCAACACCCAAATTCTTTTTACTATATAGAAACATACTTGATATAGTAGCAACTGCTATCACGGATGAACCCGAGTTTAGTCAAATATGTTTTTATATAACTACCATATAGAAACACACTAGTCGGAAACGACTCAGAGACCTACTTGCCTACAGTCACGAAGGCTTCTAATGTGTTTTTATATGGTAGAGGCACAGAGAATCGAACTCTGATTAATAGGTTAAAAGCCTACTACTTTACCGTTAAGTTATACCTCCATATGGTCCCTTCGCACAGATTTGAACTGTGACCTCTCGGATTAAGAGTCCGGTACGCTACCATTACGCAACGAAGGGTTGTACGTATTATTTGATTTTACGTGCCAACCCTAAACCATACGGAAGTTTAGAGTGACACTAGAGTTTACCTCGTTTCATATCATTCTCCTTTGATTACTTTCTTTTGTGCTTGACGTTCTGATTTCCAGAACACTCGCTTCCAATCTCTAAGGTGTTTCCACCATTGAGGACTACGTGTTAGAATACCTTGTTGCTTATGTGCCACAATATTCTCCTTTAAAATTTGGAACCTAGAGTCAGATTTGAACTGACGGTTTTCAGGATTTGCAATCCCGTGCATTGGACCACTCTGCCATCTAGGCGTTTAATGCTCTGGTGGAAGGTGAGGGATTCGAACCCTCGGGGCACCTTACGGCACCCCGCAGTTTAGCAAACTGCTGATTTAAGCCACTCATCCAACCTTCCTAATGTTGGCGGTCCCAGCGGGTAACGATCCCGCTCCTCATGCGTGACAGGCATGTATGCGTCCATGAACACTTTGAGACCAAAAAAGAGTAAGGACAAGATTGCAGAGCCTAGTGTCCCACTGCTGGGAGAAGTGCTCAGGCGATATGCCCTTAAAAACTTGGTACTCGGTAGGGGAATCGAACCCCTCTTTGCGGCGTGAAAGGCCACCGTCCTAACCGATAGACGAACCGAGCATTATATTATTAGTTTTGCTGACGCACTATTTGCTATGTCTCAACGGAGTTGGTAGCTACATTACCGTTTATCGTCATAGTTACTTAGGGTTGACGTTTACCCAAGGGCTTACATCAGCAAAACTAATAACATACTATATGAAAAAGCATTAGGGTGTTTAGAACCATTCCAGAACTTCATCTGGTTTCTCACGGTACCGTCTACCGATAAGATTCTAACCACATTACATGCCAACTTATTCCAGCACCCTCGGGAGGCTTCTTGTACTACTGCGAGAGTCTGTGCGGCCACAGATTATTCTCTCTCAGGTACCTACTAGGGTTGGTAACCTAATGCGTTTACATATAGTACCCTGAACTTAACAGGGACTATATGACAATTAACTTTTTAAAGAACATTGTTGATTTCTCAACTCATTAAATGTATTATACATCTAATTGGATTTATTGTCAAATCTTTTTTCGTTGTTATTGAAAAATTTCTTTGTCAATCAATCTATAACTAGAGTATAGCACCGAATGGATTTATTGTCAACAAAAAGGTATGTTGTATTTTTACAACATATAAATATTACAATGAGCAACATATCATCTTTAAACGCTGGATTGGGTATATCCGATCTAAAACACAAACATCAATTAACATCATTTGTAGAAACTGGATGCTATCAAGGAGATAGCCTCATGTTTGCAAAAGATAGTGGATTTGATAAACTTTACAGTTGTGACATTGATAACAACTGTGTCATCAAATGTCAGGAACTAATCCCTAATTCAAAAATTACTAATTTAGAAAGTATTTCTTTTTTTAAAGAAATTCTTCCGACATTAACTGAAAAAACTTTCTTTTGGCTTGATGCACATTTTCCAGCATTCTATGGATTACCAGAAAATGAAACCACTAAATTCCCATTGATTGAGGAATTAAAATTGATCAAATCGCTCAAACATAATTATCAAAATGATGTAATTATGTGTGATGATATCAGAATATTGTTACCAGAAGGCAATCCTTACCATTTAGGACACATCTGGGACATGTTCAAAGTGAATCACACTATCAAAGAATTAACCGATGTGTTAGAGGATACACACAACTTCTATACACTAACTAAATGCGTTAGTGAGGGTGTATTAGTGTTAGTACCCAAATAATTTGGTCCGGCGTAAGGGAATCGAACCCCTATAACGACTTTAGAAGAATCGTGTCCTATCCGTTGAACGAACGCCAGAAAGTGTTAGATTCAGTCTTCCTTCAAACTTTTACTTTGAAAATGATACACAAAACTTTTTACTTTTGCAAATTTATACCCAAGATTGGGTAAAACATAGTCAATCAATAACACATCGTTTTGTTCATAAGGGAACTTTACACGATTAGGATAGCTGACAAAACTTTTTTTATCAAAGCAAATTGGCATGTACCAACCTTTGCTATTTTGCACTACATCTGGTTCTTGACTACTATCAACAAATTGCTGAAACTTACCATAATCAAAAACATCAATTGATTGTCCACAATCAAGTTTGATATTTGATATAGTTTCTCCATTAGGTCTATGATTAGTACCTGGATTAGGTTCAATGACATAACCAGTTGTGATTGTTTCCATGTTGTTGTGTTTTAATAATGGATAATCCCAACCTCTACTGACAATCATATCATCATTCAATAATATGACCTTATCGTACTTTGCTTTGTATACACCGTAATTAAACGCATAGTAAACATCTGTTTCATCTACAATCTCTACCAACTCATAGGGTAGAGATTTGTTGATTTCTAAAAAATGTTTACAACGGTCAATATACTTGCTGGTGCTTAGATAAGGGATTACTATTGAATACATAAAATTGGCTCCCCAGGATGGGATCGAACCACCGACACGTTGATTAACAGTCAACTGCAACTACCGCTGTGCTACTGGGGAATAAATTTGGTGCCCAATGTCTGACTCGAACAGACGACCTATCGCTTACAAGGCGATTGCGCTACCACTACGCTAATCGGGCTTTCATTCTATTTACATGAATTATATCACAGGGAAACTTTTTTGTCAAGCCTCCCCGTGATATCTAGGATAACAAAATTCTACTATGCTTTGGAACACCTGCAAGCAAGTAATCCATTTGATCCGCAAGTATAGTGCGGTTCTGTAGAATCATGTTTTCATAATGATTTGGTGCGTATGGAACATACAACAATTCTAGACCACATTCTTTTAACAGTTTGTGACCCTTCTTTGCATTACAATCCTTACATGCAGTAACTACGTTACTCCAGACGTTTTCTCCACCTCGGCTCTTAGGCAAAATGTGGTCACGACTTAGATTGTTATAGTTGGGGAAATGTCCACCGCAGTATGCACACACATATCGGTCACGACCGAATAATGTACGGTTGCTTAGTGCAACATTGGCATGCTTATGTGGATTGAAACCATGACCTTTAATAGCAATAATGCTAGTAGTTTCTAGGTAACTCATTTCACCGTCGTTTTGAAGACCACCACGATACTTAGCTACAACTTCCCCTAATGCCCATGCAATTGCATTCTTTGCATGGTAGGTAATTGCGTCATCGTATGAGATCCACTGTCGGGGAACTCCTGAGATATCTAGTGCTAGAACAGCCATTTTCTACTCCTTTGTTGCTATTGTCACTATAACTATTTAACTAGTTTGGAGGGTCATAGAGGATTCGAACCTCTGACTGCTGGTTTCGAAGACCAGAACTCTTCCACTGAGTTAATGACCCATGTATATACTATAACAGATAATTGAATTACTGTCAACACTGGTACCCCCACTGAGATTCGAACTCAGATATCTTTTAAGATGCTCCCTTTTGAGGAGAGTGACTTTACCAATTTGTCTATAAGGGTATTGGTTTGGTAGCACAAGCTGGACTCGAACCAGCAACACATGAATTTTCAATCCACTGCTCTACCATTGGAGCTATTGTGCCATAATAATTTGGGGAGTCACACGGGGAACGATCCCGTACTACCAGTTTCACAGACTAGGGTGCGAACCTCTACACTAGTGACTCCATAGAAAAGAACAGGATGCTTATTTTTCAATTACAAGTTGAATTTTTTTATTTGCTGAACGCATCCTAAAAGTGGTCTGGGTAGGAGGATTTGAACCTCCAGCCTCCGAGTTCCAAGCCCGGCCGTCTACCAAGTTGACAATATACCCAGTTAATTTTGGCGGAAGACAGAGGAGTCGAACCCCATCCCTGTTAAGAGAACCTGGTTTTCAAGGCCAGTCGGCGGACCATCCCACCTGCATTATCTTCCATTGTTTGGTGGACCGTAAGAGGATCGAACTCTTACTTCCGAGTTGCAAGCCCGGTGTGCTCCCATTATCACTAACAGCCCATGAATAAGTTTCTGAGAGCCACACTATCCTCCTGGGAGGACTCACATGATTGTCTCGTATAGGTAAGTTTAACACCGGCTTCAATCATACTATAGTGTCAACACAGTAACCCCACTGTGTCTAGATTGGCAGGGACTCAAACCCATCGTCTATCTCAGAATTTTGGTAGCCATGGACAGTTTTGAAATGTCGACCTATCGCTTATCAAGCGATTGCTCTTCCTCTGAGCTACACGGCTAAATTGTTTGGTAGTTGAGGTCGGACTCGAACCGACGATAAACACCGTATGAAGGTGGTGCATTAGCCGCTATGCTACTCAACCGTAAAATGTTATTTGTTTAATTTTTTAGTTATATAATTGTCAAGGTGTCTAGCTATTGCATCAATAGTAGGTTCACTCTCTGACTTTCTTCTACTAAACAAAGGTTGCAAATTTGGTTCTTTTCTGCCCAAATTAAATTCTGCATTGTGTAATTGCCAAGTGTCTGTTCTTCTATCATTTAGCAGATCCTGTGCTTCATACGCAATTTCTCTAGCTTCAAATATATTCATGGTATCATGTTCCCATAAAAATTTGTGGTCTACAAAATGGCCATGTCTCCATTCGAACCCAGTTTTGAATCTTCTGAAATGTTCTGCTTTATTGTCTTTTTCTGTACCCATTTTTCGCAAACCATACTTTTGTAAATTTTTTGAAAATTTACTTACATTAGTATAATTACTGGCTGCATTGGTTTCTAAATCTTCAACATCTAATGGGAATATAACAATCGATTCTGTATTCCAATGATTCTTTAACCATTCAATATTGAGGTCCCATTGGGCCCTAGTATCATACGGTAACCCGACAATTAAACTTATATTACCCCTGTATGCTATTGCATTTTTTAACATAAAATCTTTAACAGTGATAAGGGTCTCTTTGACTCTTTCTGGATCCATACCTTTACCAATGACTTTTCCACTCTGATGATTAAAGGTTTCTATACCGTAGTACTGACCTCCAAAATTCATCCTAGCCATTTCTGGTACCATATCCATGTTAGCCGGAAACAAGTCTGCTCTAACAAAACCGCTATAGAAAGGCGTAAAATTTAACTGCTCTACTACATCGGCAAACTTTGTAATCTTTTCTACTCTATCATTGAATGTTTCATCAGCAACATAATAATTAGTAATACCATAATTATCGTAGTTGTATTTCATTTCTCTTTCAAAACTTTCCTGTGTTCTGGAGGTGTCTTCTTTTACACCTAAAACAGGAAAATTACAAAATGTGCAAGAAAATTTGCAACCTCTAGAAAATTCAATAGTAAGCCACTCGTAGGGCTGTAAGAAATCTCTGTCTTGCATTATAATAGAGTAATCACCCAAATTATAAGCAGGATACGCCTGTAATGATTTTATTACTTTAGTAGTTCCAAATGTTTCAAAATCAAATTTAAGACCTGCAGTAGTATTGCCGGCTAGACTTTTTGCAATTTCTAACATAGCAAGTTCACCGTAACTGTCAACCCAAATATCTATATTTTTTGCATGAGTTGCTATCACTTGTTGGCCACCCAGTACTACTTTTATATGAGGATATTCCCTCTTCATCCAATTCACTAATTTCTGTAGTGTTTGATTCCAATGATTAAAAAAGGTACTGAATGCAAAAAAGATAGTTGTAGGTTTTATATTTTGTTGTACAAACACCGTAAGCTGATTCAAGTGCCAATGAGATGCAAAGTCTACAACTTCTACATCCATACCATAGGTTCTTAGAAAGGTAGCTATACGATGAGATCCACTACTTCTTTCAGTGGGGTATGCTCTTGCTGAAAAAATAAACCCATGATAATTCATGCGACAAATCCGTATAGTGCAAATCTTGTTGACATTTGATTTTCTACGCTATGTATTTGATTGAAGTCCATCCAATGCCAAGTATCTTCTTCAAGACGTTGATCTTCTGCTATATCAAGCCTGTCGTATGGGATAGCAGAATATTCAGCATTTTTTAAACTTAAATGTTTAAATTCTTCTTTGATAGTATACCATCTAGTTCTTACATCAGGTCCGCCTGCTTTAAGCAAATACAGTAGTCCTTGAGTTCTTTTACTAGAATCATCTATGTGAGGTGCTACATAAGTGCCGCCCGCAACTACTTGTAAAAAATAGATAGTACTTTGTATTAAGGGATTATTTACATTTTTATAAAAATCAACAATTTGTTGACTTAACTCAGGAGGCAAACCATAAAATCCCACTTTGCCAGTCGGACTACGTGTTTTGTCATATTCCGTACCCGGAGTCATGTATGCAATACTATTAGTATTTTTTGTTTCGTATTGACCGTATTTTACAATCATGGGCTGATTATCTCTCATCAACAACGTGCCGTGATTGACACATGCTTTTTTTAAAGCATCGGGTAACGGAGGAATCTCATCGTGTTTTTTATAATACATATTTACCATTCTTTCATTTCACATCTACGCCAAATTTTAGATGTTCCATCAAAATTTTTGATACAATAGTAAAAATAGTTTTCATCTACCGCAACATCACCTGACGCATCTCCGACACATCCCTCTGAGGTAGTCACGGTCTTCGGTTTTAGATTCAGATAATTATTTATGCAGACTCTTTCATCATCTAACGCAAATGCTATTTTTGACGTAGTATTGCTGTATTCATTAGTAATAAAACATAATGTTTCAGTATTTGTGTCCGGGTTGACTCTAATTTTAATTTTGAAAGGGTGTTGATTCTCTTGTACTTTAGATTTAAATCCAAACCAATTATCAACACTCAACTTTGGTGTCTCTATAAACTCTGATACTTTTACAAAACGGGATTCTACAAAATCAGACACCTTTATGTATCTGGTGTCTATTAAATCAGAAACCTTTAGGTACCCTAATGCAAGTTGTTCTGCCTTTAGGGAATACACTTCTAATGTGTTTGATGTTTCATTCCAAACACATTGTAACCCGGTGCTTCCCAATTCTTGCCCATCTTGTGTATAAACACCTAATGAACCTTTAATTCCACTTTCAATTTGATTAGTGTTATTGATAAAGATTTTCCCATCAATTTCACTAACAACAATATTGGATATACCTACTAATTCTATACCATCTCTTATGACTATTTGGTTGTCCATACGTATTTGTTACTATGTTCTATTATAGAGTCATGGATCCGTTTTGCGATCTTATGTCTACTGTTCTTATCAACATGAAATTGGCTTAGGCCCCATTTATGATTAGAATCTAAAAATACCGGTTCATCAAGTTTTACTACCGGCAAATCAGTTTTGTAATGATGCATAAATTTATGCATAATGATTGTTGATAGCCTATCTGCATATTTGTAATCTGTGGGGTCAGTAACCACTTTGGTTTGTCTATAGAATATCAATTCTTTTGGAGAAACATGCACCTTTTTAACTTTTAAATCTGTTGCTATAGCAAAATTTGAAAAATGTGTTTTTACTAAGATTACTCTATCCTGAAAAATATCATAGATATCTTTAGCAAAATCTACCATTAAGTCAAAAGACCATTCTAGTGATTCTTTGGTGTCAAAGGGCAGTAAAAATTCTTCTTTAGATATAAACTCTTTGTATAACCAATTCAGTACATTAGTTTCTTCAAATATGTTTTTCATAACCGGAAGACAACTAAAACACTCATTACCAGATACAAATTTAGTATATAATTCTGAACTAAAACTTATCACTAAGTAATCTTTTGGACCCGCATACTTTTTATAAAATTCTAAATATGGAAATTTTACTATTTCTTTGTATGCAGGCAAATTTGTAATTACATCCCTGTTCTTTCCAGCAAGCAATGTCTCTTGCACACGCTGGGCTATGGGCCCGGGTTTCGTGTATAGAGAAATAATACTAGTACCGTTAACAGGAAAACTCATCTTGTCGAACTCCATAGATGTTGGATCTCTGTTATCAATCACAGAATTGACAACTTTGAAGTCTCTATGCAATAAATCATTATTAACTATATCATGTAGGTCGCAGGCGCCATACAAAAATATATTTGGTTTGGTTAAGTTATATTCCATCGATAATATTTATAGGTTCTATATATCTAGAAAAAATAACAATTTGGTGCTGATGGCGGGATTTGAACCCACGACCTCTTTCTTACCAAGAAAGTACACTACCACTGTGTTACATCAGCATGTTGGTGCGACCGGAGAGATTCGAACTCCCGACTCCTAAGTTCGTAGCCTAGTACTCTATCCAACTGAGTTACGGTCGCATATATTGGTATCCTGCACGGGAATCGAACCCGTCTCTGCGACTTGAAAGGCCACTGTTCTTAACCGATAAACTAGCAGGATATAAATTTGGCAGAGGGTACTGGGTTCGAACCAGTGATAACAGAGTCAAAGTCTGTGGTGTTACCGCTACACTAACCCCCAACATATTATTCTAGCAGTGCGTACTTTCGACCTTCGAAGGGTCTGTTTTTCCTCGCACTATGCTATTCTAAAACACAGTTAATATAGTAGCAATGCTATCACGGATGAACCCGAATTTAGTTAACTATGTTTTAGAATAGCATCTTTCGATGCTATGTTAGGGTCGATACCCTAACCAGTAGTCTTACTAACATGTTATCGCCATGCTTTCATGTATACTGTCCGCCCGTTTACTACTGTTTAAAGTGTGTAGTGAGACCTCGTTTCTCTTACCACTAATTGGAAACCCCTGAGACTTTTTAGTTTCCCAGGGGTTTCTTAGATTCTTTAATGAGACTGCTACTTAGCCATCCCATCCTTCTCTGAAACTCCCCGGTAGCCCCTCATCATTATATGATGTGCGAATACTTGGTGTATTAAACGCAAAGGCTGACATCACGGGCTGTGTTGGTGCTATTGACCATAAGCCTGTATGTTTTCTCAGCGATTGGCAGTTAATATTTTTCATAGTCTTTTATTTAGTCCTGGTTATCAAATTTCTTTTTTTAAGTCGCTTTTTTGCGCCTTTTCTCAATTCATGTATGAAGTATAGCAGCCTTCTGCTTATACGTCAACCTTCTTGTTACCCATTTACAACACATTGTTCCCGATGTGTTTTCTCAATTCATGTGTGAAGTATACACGGCATTTGAATTATTGTCAACATCTTTTACCGTTTATTTATCACTTAACACTTTTGTTTGCAATAAATATTAGTATGAACTTCAACACCAAAAATTACCCCGTAGTCTTGTTAAGCTACGATGAGCCTAATTATACACGAAATTTTATTAAATTGCAAGCCCTATACCCAAGCACCCTGCATGTGCATGGGATTTTTGGTAGTGACACAGCACATAAGGAAGTTGCTAGGGTAGCATTAGAACAGGATCCTACTGCTACACATGTTATCATTGTAGACGGAGACAATGAGATACGTGATGATTTCATCAATGCTTCCTATAATTTTGTAGATGATGTAGACATAAACAATAATGTAGTTAGTTTCAGTGCTAGGAACAATGTCAACGGGAATCAATACGGTAACGGTGGCATCAAAGTATGGCCTATTCATATGTTACAATCAATGCGTACACATGAGAACAGCGATAATCCAAATAGCATAGACTTTAACATAACCAACTACTTAGAACTAAATCGTGCAGGGAGTGATACTGTCATTAATGAAAGCCCGTTACAAGCATGGAGAAGTGGCTTTCGTGAGGGCTATAAACTAACTCTATGGGCTGAGTACAGTACTATGAACTGGCGTAACTATGATAGACTATGGAGATGGATGCATGTAGGTAGTGATGTTACCAACGGTCTATGGGCTATCTATGGGGCTAGAATGGGATGTTTCCTAGCACTTAACGGATATGACACCAGCAAATTGCGTGACAATAATCATACGACTGAAATGTTTAACGGGTTTTATGATACTTACAAAGACAACCTAGAGTCTGAGTGTAATAGGATAGGAAATCTTATACGAGTTAAAACAAATGACCAAAAACTAACAAATGTTTTGTCAATCTCAGATAGCCAAGAGTTTAGAACTAATATCAAACCCATAGTACGCAGTCCAGAAAAATTCATAAAATACAAATACTATCCGCCATATGATGTAGTGTTTATTAGTTTTAATGAACCAAATGCAGAAAAAAATTACAACTTACTTAAAGAGAAATGTCCAAAAGCAAAAAGAATTGACGGGATTGTGGGGATACACAACGCTCACATTGAAGCAGCCAAGTTATGCGATACTGATTACTTCTGGGTAGTAGATGCAGATAGCATCATCATGGACGATTTCATATTTGAATATGAGATTGATTTTTATAGTGTAGATACAGTGCGAGTTTGGCGTAGTAAAAACCCAGTCAATGGTTTGGTATACGGCAACGGTGGAGTGAAACTATTACCTAGAATGTCTACTCTAAGAATGTTAAAAAACAAACCTGACATGACTACTAGTATTAGCACACATTACGAACCTATATTTAAAATTAGCAATATTACTGAATTTAACATAGATCCTTTTAGTGCATGGCGTAGTGCATTTCGTGAATGTGTAAAACTAAGTAGCAAGATAATTGATAGACAAAACGATAACGATACACAAGGTAGATTAGATACTTGGTGTACATTAAATGACAATGCTAGATATGGCTATTACTGTTATGCAGGAGCATTAGCTGGCAAAGAATACGGATTAAAAAATAAAGGTGACATAGAAGCACTTAGCAAAATAAATGATTATGTATGGCTAAGAGAGCAATATGACAAATTTCACTGAGATACCTTTTGACAATATAGTTAAGTTTGGTCAGCAAACAATGATGGACGAGGGTATATTCAGCATAAGCTGGATACTCGGCAGATTTTGTAATTACAAATGTAGCTATTGTTGGCCCTATGCTAACACTCAAACCCCTGATCACCAAGAACTAGAAGTCTATATTAAAACTATGGACAACATCAGGATGCAAGCTAGTAACAATAGCTATACAAAATTTCATTGGAGTTTCAGTGGTGGTGAACCTACAGCATATAAACACTTTCTAGTATTAGCAGAAAAAGTATTAAATGACAGTATACACATGACTACTAATCTAAGCCCAGGCATTCAATGGTGGGAACGATGGCTAAAGGCTACTGAACTTAGTAGACGCCGTAGCATTACTGCTAGCTTTCACCATGAGTTTGCAAATGAAAAAGAGTTTGGTGACAAGATATTGTTCTTAAACAAAAACAATGTATTTGTTACAGTGAATCAAGTTATGGTTCCAGAACAGTTTCAACAACTCTATGATAGATGTAAACGTTTGGCTGATCGGGGAATTAATGTAACATTAAAGCCACAAAGTGATCCAACTGCTAGTAAAATAGTTGACGGGTATAGTGAAGATATGATACAATTGATGCGTACTGGATTCCCACAACATATACAAGAAAAAGAACTACTACAAATAAAATTGATAGATAATAGTAACACTGTATGGTACTTAGACCAAGCAGAACGATTTAATAGTTTTGGGTTTAACAAATTTAAAGGCTGGATGTGTAACAGTGGGTATCAGGGCATTGTCATACGTGAGAACGAAATCAAGCGTAGTTATAGTTGCCATGACCCAATACTAGGAACATTAACAGATGGGTTTAAATTATTTGATAAACCCACAATTTGTATTACTCCCAGTTGTGTAAGTAGTGCAGATAGTAAGATACCCAAAGAAAAAAATGAGTTACAAACCAAGTTACAATCTCCTAACGTTAAGATTTAATATATTTGATACTATACAAAGAAGAATACGTGAGAACGATTTTTTACCAATTGACACCGACGTTAGTAAACATTGGTCAGGGTCAGACACAAAAAAACTTTATCAAAAAAACTTATTGACTCAACCCGATGATTGGTATTATAGAAATAATCCAATAACTTATACTCTTAACTCAAATGGTTATAGAACACATGAGTTTAAAGATATTGATTGGGCTAATTCAATAGTAATATTTGGTTGCTCATATGTATTTGGTACAGGCTTAGATGATGAACATACTATTTCTAGTCAGTTAGAAGAAATATTAAACATCCCAGTAATTAACATGGGCGTCGGAGGTTCTTCAATGATGTTCAGCTTGCATAATTCAATGTTATTACGTGATGGCTATCCAACACCTAAAGCAGTTATAATGTTTTGGACGGGGTACAATAGAATCGTAGAATACCATAAATATCAAACTCAATTTTACGGCCCATGGAATACAGAACCAAATAGTTTATCAGATTTATGGGTTGCCAATAATAACAATGCTATTGCTAATACGATGTTTATAAGTAAAACAAGTAGATTAATTTGGCAAGATAGATGCCCTTATTATGAAGCTACATGGGATCCTGATACAAAAAAAATAATAGAGTGTGATTTAATACAGATGATATATCAAGATTATGCAAGAGATATGATGCATTCTGGATTTAAATCTGCTAAGTATATTGCAGAGAGTATAGCTAATAAATTAAAATTATGAGAAATGTATAAATTAGATCAAATAACAGATGTTCACCTAGAGGTCACTAGCAAGTGCCAAGCACGGTGCCCTATGTGTCCACGCAGAATCAGCGGAGGCATTCTTAATCCGTTAATTACGTTATCGGAAGTTGACTTACTTACATTTAAGCGATGGTTTCCTTTAGATTTCATAAAGCAATTAAAGACTTTTTTTATGTGCGGCAATTTAGGAGATCCTATAATTGCACAAGATACATTAGAAATATTTCAATATATACGTGAAGTAAATCCTAACATACAGTTGTCTATGCATACTAATGGTAGTGCTAGAACAATTGAATGGTGGAAAGAATTAGCAAAACTAAACATTAGGATTGTGTTTGGAATTGATGGTATGAGTGATACACATCATTTATATCGCATTGGCACAGACTGGCACAAGATTATTAAGAATTGTGAAGCATTTATTAATGCAGGTGGTCGAGCAGAATGGCACATGCTAGTGTTCAAGCATAATGAACATCAAATTAACGAATGTAAACAGTTGTCCGATACCCTGGGCTTTAACAGTTTTAGCACTAAACATACTTCACGTTTTACAGATATAAAGTTTAATGTTATTGACGATGACGGTAAAACTACACATCTACTAGAACCTACTGAACGTAGTTTAAATATGATAGCAAAAAACAAAGATGCTATTCAAGCTATTAATCCTACAATAACCTGTAAGGCAAAAAATGCTAGTAGCATTTATATCTCGGCTGATGGTAATATTAATCCATGTTGTTGGCTAGATTTTAAATGGATATTACCTCGACAAGATTTTAGAATAAACTACATGGATGTTGTAGGAGTATTTCCTAATCTAAATAAGGAGTCAATTGCTGAAATATTTGAATCAAATCATTTTCAGAAAATTGAAGATACTTGGGCAGTTAAACCTTTGCAAGAATGTGCAAGGCAATGCGGCAAGTTTGACAAACTTAATGAGCAGTATAAATGAATATAGATACCAAACACTTGCACTATTGGATGTGTGCTATTAGAGAAAGTAATAACCCAATGCGTACACTAGACGCATTTTGGAGTGGACAACTTAAAAGCAAAGAATGGCTTGTTAGAAATTTAACTCCATATGTTGATGATTTTGTATCTGTGGACATTCATGGAGGTTGGGTGGGGACGCTAGCGAGTCTGATGTTTCAATCAGACATTGGTCCTAGTTATAGATATATCCGTAGTGTAGACATTGATCCATTATGTGAGCATGTTGCTACCATGATGAACAAGATGGAAGAACAAGACGGTAGATTTAAAGCAATTACCAGCGATATGTGCAATGTTCCTATTCACAGTGATATTGTTATCAATACTAGCTGTGAGCATATAACACAAGAACAGTATGATAAATGGTTAACTAATGTGCCAAAATATAGTTTAATTGTGTTACAGAGCAATAATTACAATATCGGTGAACATATAAGGACGGCAGATAGTTTAGAAGAATTCAAAACACAATGCAATATTAATGTGTTTTGGGCCGGAGAATTAGAATTACCATTATATAAACGTTGGATGGTTATAGGAAAGAATCAATGACTTATTGGATGAAATCAGAGGACACTAAATTAGGATCCTGGCAACACAAAATACAGAAGTTATCGGGTAGTAATACTTTTTGTGTATTACCTTGGATTCACTTTGCTACTCGTCCTAATGGAGATATGCGACTATGTTGTAATAGTAATAGCAGTGGCGCAGGTACAGATCATGAAATTGGTTTAGTTAAAAATGAAACCGGTCGTCCAGCTAATTTTGGTAAAGAAACTCCAATGAGTGCGTGGAACAATGATTATATGCAAAGTGTTAGAACTACTATGTTAGAAGGAAAAATTCCTGCTAGTTGTAAAAAATGTTTTGATGAAGAATCTCGAAGTGTAGTATCTAAACGTATGTGGGAAACAGGCGGCTGGATTCAAGATGGTATTGATATTGAAGAATTAGTAGAACAAACCAAAGAAGATGGCACTGTTCCCGAATCACTAGTTTATCTAGACTTGCGTTTAGGCCATACCTGTAACCTAAAATGCATCATGTGTAGCCCACACGATAGCAGTATGTGGGTAGCAGATCACAAGAAAGTATATCCTATATTCCAAGCCAAAGAACTTAAAGAACAAATGGCATGGGACAAAGATGCGTTTAACAACAAGTGGCATGAAAATCCAGATTTCTGGAAAGAGATGTACGCACAAATTCCTAATCTAAAGCAAGTGTATTTTGCAGGCGGTGAACCTTTACTTATTAAAGAACATAAATTGTTCCTTAAAGAAATTATTAGACAAGGATATGCAGACAAGATCCTTGTACGCTATAACACAAATGGTCTATTGATAAATGACGAAATTATTGAACTGTGGGAAAAATTCAAAAAAGTTAAAGTTGGTTTTAGCATCGATGCAGTTGACGACCGTAATTACTATATACGCTATCCCACTGAGTGGGCTACTATCGAAAGTAATCTTCACAAGCTAGACAACACTCCCGGCAATATCCAAGTTAGTATTGCTACTGCTATACAGATACTCAACATTAAACATTTGCCTGAACTTGCCAAATGGAAGATTCAGCAGAACTTTAAGAAAGTAAATTTTGAAAATGTAGTAGATGGTGTAGAAGCGGGCGGCGGAATTGTTAATATGCATCTATTATACATTCCAACATTTTTAAGTATACGGGTCTTGCCCGAAAAAGACAAAGCAGAAGTAAGAAAAATATTTGAAGAATTTTCTAATTGGTTATACGAAAACTACAGGCAAGATGAAGATTTTTGGAAATTAAATCCGTACGGTTGGAAACGTTGGCAAGCAATTTTAGATTTCATGGATGGAGAAGATCACTATCACCTTCTACCAGCTTTCCAAGAATATATTACTACTATGGACAAAACTCGTAATACAAATTTTAAAACTACCTTTCCAGAATTAGGACACTTGCTATGAAAAAAATGATTAGAATAGAAACAATAGAGCATAAGAAGAGGCTCCGAATTGAATATATGGCCGGAAACTTTTGTAATTATAAATGTTCATATTGTGGTCCATGGGCAAACGGCGGTGATGTACGTTGGCCAAAAGATTTTGATATGCTAGTTAAACATTTTAGGCACCTGTTAGATTTTTATGTACACAATGGAAGAGACAAGTTTGAAATAAACATACTTGGAGGGGAACCTAGTCTATGGCCGGACATTGTAAAATTTGCAAGGATTATGAAATTGGAATACAATGCAAAAATAACTATGACTAGTAATGGTAGCAGAACACTTCGGTGGTGGGAAGAAAATGCTGATGCATTTGATAAAATTTTATTCAGTTATCACCATGCTGAGGCAACGCTTGATCACTTTATAAAAGTATTAGATATAGTATACGATAAAGGTATTGCATTAAATGCACTTGTACTTATGGATCCTAATTATTGGGATGAAATAATTTTAGCGATAGAAGCAATGAAAACTACAAGTCGTAATTCTTGGTTTATAAGTGCTATGGAAGTTCATCCTCCGCAATATACACAAGAACAACGAGAAATATTTAAGAAACATATTAAACGTATGCCACCTATTTTTAGACTCATTAAAAATGAATATGAAAATATACTAAAGGGAAAAACAAAAGTAATCTTTGATGATGGTTCAAAGAAAAAAGTTGAACGAAATTATTTTTCTATTAATGATTTAAATAACTTTGAAGGATGGATGTGCAATGTTGGTGTTGAAAATCTCAATATAAAAGCAGACGGTAAATTAACCGGAACGTGTGAGAATAGGTTATTCAATGAAAATATTTTTTATAACCTATATGATCCTAAATTTACAGAAAAATTCAATCCCCAGTTAGTGCCTACAATTTGTGAAAAAAGTAAGTGTTGGTGTCAACCTGAAATGTTGATGACTAAGTGGAAACTTTAGTCAACGTAATATTTGCCGCGTTTGTAAAATTTATTTTAAAATCGTTGAATAGAATTTCTAACAAATTCACTTGGCATTCTGTCTTTTGTTTTGATATTATCGACTTGTAATTCCCAATAATTTACAAATTCAGTTACTTGTAAATTGTTTGGTAGAACATCGTTAATATAATCAAGTGATTCACTTGGTTTTGGATGTTTATCGCCAAAGTTTGGCCTTTGGTTATTTTTTAATATACGATTAAGTAACGGCTCTTTAATATTAGAGAACATACTTTTATAAAGTTCTACAACTTCTCTGTCTGCTAAGTATTCGTCCCAATGATCTTTATTTTGGCTTAACATAGATTGTTGCACGGTCCATCGTTGTTCAACATCATCCAAAGTAATCTTGCCACGTATAATATCCTTTTCAGCTTGATCAACATCGAACCTAATTAACGGCAGCCCATTTAAATTGGCCCAGTCGCATTTAAAATTATCTAGTAATTGCTGTGTGGCATCGATAGTAGCAAAGTCTCTAATCATAAGGCCCTTACCTTGATTAGCAAATTTGTTAACCCAGTCCTTACCGTATATGTCTTTTCTATTTTCAGTAGCGGCAACTAGCCAGTTATTGTCTACATATCTATCTTCACGTGAACAACTAGTCCACATAACAATAACAAGATCATCTTCATTAAATTTGTTTCTGCGATTACATTCTATTATAGAATTAAAAATGAATTGATTTCCGGCACCACCTTTACCCCAATTTTCGTAATGTGGTATAGTGTGTCCTATAATATCGGCCCATGTTGGCCACTGGTAATAAGTGAAACTGCATCCAAATGCAAAAAAGCGTTTATACTTCTGTATGGTTAGATTTTGTATTTGCATGTTTAGTTAACGGGATATCTGCCGCACACGTGCAGAAATTTCTATCGCAGATGATTGGTTCAGTTGGTACTTCAAACGTACCTGTATATATATTACCTAAACTACCCCCAACACGACAAGTTGCTCTATGTACTTCTCCGTCCCAATTGATCATTAGACTTTCAATGCCAGCATTGCAACTCCAACCCTTAAACTGATTCAGATGCAATTTGATTACATCGTTTGCATGGTACATATCTTCATCAATTAATGTGTTTGGTTGTACTGTAGCTTGATGTTCTAAGATCCAATCTAAATCTAATTGGTCATATCTTAAGTCATCAAATATATCATGGTCACCGTCTGTCCAACGCACTCTACGGATAACATAAGGGATAGCATAATATTTCAATGAGTTAACTGCATCCTTTACTTCCTTCATGTACTTGTGATGAGCCATAATGTTTACCATCATTCTATCACGTTTCCAACCTAATTCAAATACTCTTAGTATTGTGTCTACTACACGTTTATAGTCATATTCAAAATGCAGACTGAACACATAACTACTAATAGGTTGTTTTGAGTACCATTCCGGAGTTCTAGTTCCATTAGTAGTAACACTAACCCATGATACAGATGGGGTACAATGATGTAACAACTCATCAAATTTGGGATGTACAGAGGGTTCGCCACCAGTGAAACTTATACGCAATGGCTTCTTTAATGTGATTAACTTATCAACCGCTGCTTTCAATATACTTATATCAGTATGTGGGCTACTATTGTCATGTATTTCTTTAGGACAATAGGTGCAGTCATAGTTACATCGTTTGCCAAGATTCCATTCAATTTTAACTGAATCTTGATGTGGCCAGCGACTAGTTACTTTAAACATTTGACTGTTTTAACCTTATTAAATTTTAGTAATGTCTCTTTATCTATTTCTGTAATAATATCAGCTACAGGAATCAATCCTATGTTTAGATTCTTTAATTTAAAATTTTTAAATTTTAACCAAATATTGATAATAATAGATTTTAAAAAATATACAATAGGATTAGTCGATGGACCAAATTTAACTATAAAATCTGCACAATAATGTGTCTGTGGTCTAATTGCTTCTGTAATGTTGTCTCTGTCTCTAAACGCATCTAATACAGTTTTTCCTACATGACAGTAATTTATATATGCAGTTCCGGATTCCCACTTGTAAGTAAAATTCTGCATGTCATCTTGTGACAATTCTAATCTAGTTTCACCCTTAAAGGTTACTACTACTGTTGGGTGTTTATTTTTTGTTCTAATCGCAGATTCTAATTGATGTATTAATATATTAAATTTTTCTAAAGCTGTTTTTACTTCCTCGGGTGCATTAGTAAACCATTCAGTGCTAACAATTGCTTCACCCCGCAAATCTTCAAAAAATTTATGTAGATAATTTAAATCTTCTTGGTTAGTAAAGACTGACACTTTTTTATCTATTATATTATCGTATGCATTTATAATATCAATTTGATTATTTAACTGATTGATGAAATTATGGTTGCCCCAGTTACTAAATCGGTCAGTTTCACATAATTCATAATTTTTAGATAATTCAGCAAACCATTTATTTGCAATCTCAGTATCTCTTAATTTAAAATTCAATACTAAATTGTCAACACCATTTGTTAAGGTTAACTCAAACATAATCTTTAAACTCCGGTATGACGGTCAGTAAATTTTGATTACGGGTAGAATCCAACGCAAAATTGAAATCTAAAAAGTCTTGCCATAGATTAAATTGATTTTTGAATTGCATGTAATTAATGTTGTCTTGTATTTGTTGATGAGTTACTTTACCCAACAACGGATTTTTTTTAACAATATTCCAACTGTCTACCCGCAACTTAACTTCTTCTAAACGTGCAATTGCTATATCTTTTAACTCTTGTGGTAGTACTTGTGCCGACAAACAGTTAGGATAGCTGACACGGTGACTGTAAAATACAATACCCATAGTATTAATAAAATAATCAATACACTCTGCGGCTTGTAGTATGTTTCCGGCTTGTGCTGTGAATGCCCCAACTACACGACTTACATTTGGAATCTTTTTTATTTCTTTAATGTTTTCTTCAACTTGATTAAAATCACTGTTACCACGTATGTAATTGTAAACATCGTGAATGCCATCAATGCTGACATTAACAGCAACACTTCTAAAATGAGGCCAGTAGTCATGGATAGTTCTTCCTTTACTGATTCCGAGTGTCGTACCGTTAGTAGCATATTTAATTTCAATGTTCTTACTATAAGGTTTAAGCATATCTAAAATTTTATAATGTTGTGGATCCATTAAGGGTTCACCACCAGCAAACTCTACCCGTCTAAAGTGCGGTAGCAATTTTTCAAAACTAGCCCACCAGTTATCAGAGTCATCAAACTCACCAATGTACTTTCCCGGTTTGTCCACAAGTTCTGTAATAGTGTGTACTAGGAAGTTATTTTCTTTCTTATAAAAAGGTGTTACTTTATCCCAGTCAGTCCAGTTAGTGCTATCAAGCGGATTACACATACGGCATTTTAGATTACACAAGTTGTTAAGTTTAATTTCCATTGTAGGAAACTCAAACGGCATAATTTCTTGTAGTGGAGTATCAGGATACAAGTTAATACGTGCTTCTGGAATAACTCCATTGATATGGCGCTGACGTAAACTTTCAACACCTTGGTCTTCCAAGTCAAAGCAAGGTTTACAAACTTCAGGACGTTCTCCACATAACACCTGTTTGCGAACAAGACGCATGGTATCGTTGTTCCATATTTCTTCTAATGTATTTTTTTGTATGAATCCAATAGGCGCACTACGACAGCAGACTTTAACAGCACCATCTTCTCTAGTTGCTAGCCCTGTAAAAGGGTGCATACAAAATGTTTTACTTTGATTGTTCAAGGGCCCACTCTCTTTCTTTGCACCAGAAACATTCACCACACATTGGCACATACTGTCCAGGAGTGTATGTCGTATAGTCTAATCCATCGAACTCTCCTTCGCAACTACGTGTTATGTTAAATAGATCCATCAACTCTAATTCTTTATATTTTTTAACAATAACAGATTTTTCAGTAAATCTGAAAGGATGAAACACCTTTCGGCCCATATGTGTCATCTCTAATAAATGTTTATTTTCTTCTGTTGGTTCGATATCTCGCTCACACATACCACTGAAATCTGCTGATCTAGGATTACGTGTCACCCCGTTGTAAAATGCATCTACGCTATACTCAAAACAAATATATTCTGCATAGGCTCTTTGTTGTATATTATCCCCACTGACAAATTTATTATATTCGTCGGGTATACTAGCACCTATGTTACCGTACTCTATATCAGGAGCAATAAAATTAGTATGTCGATGGAATTTAATATTTGGAAATTTTTTTAATAGCCATGTATAGACAGCTAAACTATCATGGCTTTGCCATGGCCGTGTCTTCCACATGCGTTTATGTGAAATAATATGTATGGTTTGAGACGTTACTTGACAGCATACTAAATAGGTTAGCAACGCTGAATCAGCACCGCCGCTTACACTAATTGCAATATTTTTCCAATTATGATCAAATGGTATCCGCATGAAATATTTAGTGAATAATAGTAGCATATAAATATTCTTATGTTATCCCCAACTAACTATACAGTCAATACATCATTGTTTCAAGAGGCACGTAGCCAATTGCCTGTAGGTAAAATGAAAACTATTATTAATCAACCTACTGGTAATTTTTTCTATGATCCTTGGCTTTTAAAAGACGAATATAAAGGTACTGTTTGGGAAAAATTATATGACTCATTACCTATAAGCAAAGGTGAGGCTAGAATTATTATTCTAGATCCGGCCCATTGTTATCAAACCCATGCAGATATTGATGATCGATATCATCTTAACATACTAGGTGAGGCATGCTATCTTATGGATTTAGTTAGAGAACAAATGTTCCGGTTAGAACAAGACGGTATTTGGTACGACATGGATGCAGGCCTTTTACACACCGCTACTAATTTTGGTAGACGTCCTAGAGTACAGTTAGTAGTTAGAAAATTATTAAAAAATAACAAATTAAAAAATCCAATAAAAGTATCGTTGTCTACCACAATAGAAAATACTGATGATGCTAGATTTATATTTGACAACACATTAAGCCCCTGGTTCAATGAAGCTAACAAGTTAGGTTTTATAAACAATTTTGATCATTCTCCTATTTCAATAAAATTTAATATTGAACAAGATAAAATAGATTCATTCAAACGTATGTTACCAAACGAATTTAAGATCATATGAACCATGTATTATTCTTTTCACTAACAGGAAAACGTTGGGAGCGCACACTCTGGTCGCATCGAATAGCTACGTTTCTAAGAATGCACGATTGGGATGCAGAAGTTATAGACTTTACGGCTTTCTGGCAATTAGAAGAACTACAAGAATTAGTACGTTCACGCACATCAAACAAAACAGTTATGTTTTGTTTTGGCACAGCATTTTTAAATCCATGGAGTCCATACTTAAACGAATTCATTGCATGGCTTAAACTAACATATCCTACTATACCCGTAGTGGTCGGTGGCAATAACGCATTAGTAACTCCGGCAGAAGGGGTAGACTATTGGGTAGATAGCTATGGTGAGAATGCTATATTAGCCTTGTGTCAGCATCTTATCGGAACATTAGGTGCACCTTTATTAACCGATCCAGCATACTTTGGTAGTAAGAAAGTTATTAGAGGACTATATCACTATCCGTCGGCACCCTTAGACAGCTACCTAGTGGACTATGAAGCACGTGACTTTATGATGCCATACGAATGTCCTCAGATTGAAACAGCACGTGGTTGTATGTTCAGTTGCTCTTACTGTAACTTTCCTATCATAGGACAAGCTAAGGACGTTAGTGTTAGTAAAGAACAATTTAAACTTCAAATGCAAACTGGGTTTGAAAAGTGGGGCATTAAAAATTGGCGTGTTATGGACGAGACATTTAACGACCGTCCTGAAAAATTACAAAAGTATGCTGACGCGGTAGACGAACTAAATTACAACCCCTGGATATGCGGATTTGCCCGCGGAGACTTGGTTGTTAAACACAAGGCATATTGGGATACTTACATTAGATTAGGCTTCCTTGGACACAGCATGGGCATTGAAACGTTTAATCATGAAGCTGGTAAACTTGTACGCAAGGGTATGGATCCTGATAAGTTGCGAGAAGGCTTATTAGACTTCCAAGCATATACGGATATTCATGCACATAGACGTTATAGAGCAAATATACAGATGATTTGTGGAATACCCGGCGAAAGCGTAGAGTCTTGGAACAATTCATTAGAATGGTTGAACACCAAATGGGTTAGACAAAGTGCTAGCGCACATATACTTGAAGTTCCTGATTACGATGAATCACTAACTAATCAAAGTAAGTTTACTAAAGAACTAGTAAGTAACGGATTAATTAAATTAGAAGCTAGACAAAATCCAGGCTACGAAGTTTTTAAAGATAGTAGCGGTCACGTAGTATTTAAATCTACGACACCCCGAGGCGGTGGCGTTGGAAGTACTAGAAATGACATTGTTATTTGGAAACATCATACTATGGATTGGTACCAAGCAGAATCTTTAGTGCAGGAATTTTATTCTAGGACCGGTGGTTTTATTGGACGTAAAGGTTGTAATCCATTCTTATCGGATAGACTGTTTGCATATTATGAAACCAATGTATACGAACATATTTACGACTACAAAGTATCAGATATAAACTCAGCAGATCAAAAGTTTAAAGATCAGGTGCAAAGTTATATTAATAAAAAACTAAGTTGGAGTAAACTATGACAGATATAAGCAGTTGGGGATATTATCATAAGCTAAATCCCAACGGAGATAGATATCCGTCAAATTTATTATACACTCCTAGAATTAATCCAGAGCAAACAATAATGTGTGCTCACTATTGTATTGACGCAGATTACAGACCTGAAGAAACAGTAATAGTAGCAGAAGATTTAATAGAATGGTTTTTTAACAGAGATGCTAAATTTTTAAAACAATTATCGCATCTCACAACTACTCCGATACTTTATGATGTAGACTATAACCATAGAAAAATCTTTATGGAATGGAACAAAGAAACATTATCGCAAGTGTTGTATACTCCGGGTAGAGACTTAGACACAGAAGTTCCGACTTGGAAGAAACAGATGAAAGACTTTTTTATTTCCACAAAGGCAAATAACTTCTGGAAAACATCACTGTACCCAAATTGTTTCTTTATTTCAAAAGACGGTCAACTAAAAACTATAGACCACTATGCTGTTATTCCCTATGAAGAAAGATTTATAGAAAGAAAAATAATTGAAGGTATTATAGGCAAGGACGGTTCCTATCGTTTTGATCAATCAACTGATGAAAAAGGTTTTATTGATTTTAAAAAGTTTTTTGAAATTACTGTAACAAAACATCTACAAGGAAAAGGTTGGGGTAATACTGTGTTTGCTGACATATTCGAAGAAGTCTATAATGATTAATTGGAATACAGTTATCAGTAACTTGGTAAACGGTAAGGTTGTTACTGTTGATTCTGCACGTTGGAACATAAACAATCCAGAATATGCAGAAATGTTAAAGTTATGGAAGGATAATAACTTTAACACTGATGGTGTTAGGTGGACAAACTATTATGAGACTGCGGATCTTGAAAAAGAAATATCTAAGCAAGTAGGTGTTATTGTGTTGCGTAGTTGGATTAGTTGTGTAGAACCTGGCTACATGACTGGTTATCATTATGATATAGATGATAACGAGCAAGAATATTTAAAACATGGATTATTAAAACGCTATTCTATTTTTATTAGTGAACCAACGGTTGGACATTTGTTTATACTAGGTAAAGAATATTTCTACAATAAACCTCAGGGCACAATACTTAAATGGGGTAATCACAAAGACTGGCATAATGGAATCAATGGTGGCCTAACAAACAAGTATATGTTTCATGTTATAGGATATTAAATGTTTTCCTTTGAACTACTGCATACTGTACAAATTGAAATCACTAATCGGTGTCAAGCTAGTTGTCCCATGTGTCTTAGAAACATACACAGCGGAATTGATAACCCTAACTTAGTTTTAACAGATTGGACACTAGAGAGGTTTCAGAATACGTTTACTGACGAAGTTTTAAATCAAGTATCTTGCATTAATTTCTGTGGCGATTACGGTGATCCTATTATCAACTCTGATTTATTAGAAATGTGCCGATATATCAGTGCAAAAAAATCTAGTTTAGAAATTGTGATTAATACGAATGGTTCGGCACAAACTACGCAATGGTGGAAATCTTTAGCTGTTGCATTACCAAAGAACCATAGAGTAGTATTTGCTTTAGACGGACTAGTGGATACTCATAGTCTTTATCGAATTGGAACTAACTATAATACCATCATAAAAAATGCTAAAGCCTTTATAGACGGCGGCGGCAATGCAGAATGGATTTTTATAAGGTTTAAACATAATGAGCATCAAGTGGATGAGGCAAGAAACATATCATCTAAACTAGGATTTTCAAAATTTTCTACAAAAGATAGTAAAAGATTTGGTAAAAAATTTCCAGTACTTGATAGAAAAGGGGCTATCAATTACTATATAGAACCTCCTATCAACAGTGATATTAAACCAGTAGAGTTCTTAGATTTAAAAAATTATAAAGAATGGAAAACTGATATCAGTTGTTTTGCGGTTGACTCTAAAGAACTTTATATAGATGCTAACGGTTATCTAATGCCGTGCTGTTTAATAGGGTCTTTTTTGTATGCTAATTACGATGTTGAACTGTATCGTAAGTACGGTATTATAGATGAAACTAGTATTACTAGTATTGCTAGAGAAGTTCAACTAGAAGTTTTTTCTATTATTCAAGAACTTGGCGGACTGGATGCATTAGACTCAAAAAAACATTCTATTAAAAATATTATGAGAACTGATGTTTGGCAAAAATTAATCCGCCATAAATGGGATGATAACTCATCATCAACTTGTAAAATACTTTGCGGCAATAACGGTCCGTTTATTAAAATCAGCGAGCAACTCAATCGTACATTGTAATCTGTAAGGTATACCGTGTATTATATCCTATATTAGCAGGGCCGTGTACAGTCATAGGATCATTCCATTCGTACATGTCTCCGGCTTTATAATTAGATATGTATTTGTCATCCCATACAAATATATGCCCTGGTTCCCAATTTTGTAAAAACATTGTATAACGTACAAAATTTTTAACTTCAGTCAATTGCGGATCTATGTGCATAGCTTGAAACTCGCCCGGATATAACATTACAAACCACCAATTTACTTTACTACGATTATCAGGAGTTTTTGGTAATGTAAATTTAAAATTCTGCATTTCTTCAGATTTTGGATTCATTTGGTGAAAGAAAAAATTGTTGTTTGAGTAGCCTGAACGAGCCATTTCTTTAAATTTTTCTAATGTTGGATTCCCGCTCCAACGATCAGGTTGCCATACCGGAGTACGATCACCTTGACAATTAGTAAGGTGTTTCATAATCTCTTGTTCTTCAATCCAAGACTTGTAGTTTCCTATATATTTCATAGCTATTTGTATGTACTAAAGTTGAAAACTAGTCTAGGAGAATATCCGATATTACAAGCACCGTGTATAGACATAGGGTCATCATACATCCATAAATCTCCCTTTTTATAATCAGATAAAAAATGTCTATTGTTAATATGTATATGACCTTCTTCATAATCTTGTAGGGCCATCCAATATCGTTTAACATCTTGTTCTTCAACGGCGTGCGGATCTTTATGCATGGGCATGAACTGTCCAGGAGTCATTTTAATAAACCACCATATATGAGAATGATTATTGGCAAAGGGAAGTTCTAACTGCAAAGGAAAAGTATTATTAGTGTTAGTATAATGATGCCAATATGTTTTAGATAAATCATACCCGGCAGCAGTAGCTATTCTAAACTCTTGACTATCTGGGTTCTCGTTAGCAGTTTTTGGTCTAAGAGTCCCGTTGTTATTGCATAGATATTCTATCCATTCATCTTTTATCCAATGTGAATAGTTTCCTATGTAAATCATTAATAAGTCTCCAAATGATCAATTCCTAGTTTCTTTCTGAAATCATCAGTAAACTTACCATCAATGCGTAAGCTATAACTCTGTTCCATTATCTTTTCTCCACCGTGCCAGTCGTTGTCATTCCACCATGCGGCTCTTGTATTTAAATAGATTTTGTTCTTAAGTTCAGGATCCCATATGTAAAAGGCTTTTTTAGTATTAGGACGTATATGTATGAATTCGTTACGATGCGGACCATGATTATTAATTCCGTTCTTAGCATCTAAATCTCTATGCTCAAAGGGTATCCCGTCTGCTTCACAGTGAAAGAATATAACACGACCTATGTGTTCAAAGATATTATTTGCAATCATATCTTCAACCCATTTAACAGTGCCTGGGAAATACTGTGCTTCTTCTGTTAATTTACGTGGTGCAGTACGATCATCCCATGACCCTTCCTCCCATAAGAAATAATAGA